AGAAGGTCCTTGTGTTAATCCGAGTTCAATAATTTGAATTTTGTTTGTATCTTGAACAACTTCAACCTTAATACTCATCGTGTGATGTCCTCCTCCACTTTTACGGTGAATGTATCGCTAGACAAAACATTTGCACCATTTGAATATTCGATATCCACGTAAAGAATTTGATTAGGAATCAACAATGAAGTATTTGGAGAGATGAAATAATATTTTCCTGGTGTCGTGCTTTCAGTAATTGTGAAACTGAAAAGCAATTCGCCTTTTTTATTTCGGCATTGCGAACGTAAATTTGAAGCTACACCTGTTAGTGGTGTATTGGTTACTGTGTCTTTGAAGTTTGCATAAAAACTGAATGTGTCGCCACGCTTGATTGGATTTAATGCCAGCATCAACTCACCCCTTTTCAAAATAAAAAGCCACCTCATTGAGATGGCCGATTTTTTATAATGTTTGATAAATCTCGTACATACTTGCGTTGATTCAATTCCTCGAATGGCATGTATTCCTCTATTCCGTCATGAAACTCTTGCATCTCATCAGGTAAATTGAGGTTATATCCTTCAACTGTTCCGCACACACATGATCCAGTCATGTAAACATCAGATTCAGTCGTTCCAATATCTTCTGTTCGCTCTATTCCACAATTACACTTAATAACCAGCTGGTTATTAATGATATTTTTAAGCACTATAACTCCCCCTCCAATAATGAAGTCCTAGGTTCGTATTTGTAGAGTTAACTGTCAAATAGAAGCCGTATGAAGTTATATTATCAGCCGTTGCACTAGCATTTGTAGCATCTGCGGACAACGATATGCTTGATGGTGTATACGTTTTTTGTGTCCTGAATTGAACATATTCCGAAGCGATTGGCTGACCTGTTGCAGTAGGTTGAAATCTTGAGCCGCATCCACACTTTCCGCTTTCGATTGTGGAAGTTTTGATAACTCCAAACAACTCTACTGTTGAATAAGAGTAGCCACCAATGAAAATACTTCCATCATTCTTAAGTTTTACTTGAGGTGTTCCGTTTGAGCTTGTAGTTAATTGCATAACCATGTCTGATGAATCTTTGTAGATGTAACCATTTGAGCCAAATTGGAACATCGGGTAATAGTTTGAGCCATCGTACAACATGCCGATTGATGCTTTCTTTACACCACTCGAATCAATTAAATCAAAGTTTCCTCTGTACATTTCGATTTTCGAAGATGGCTGCTCGTTACCGCTTGCATCGAACGATGTTGTCTTGAATACACCAGAAGTGATTTTACTTGCACTCAAATTTTTTACAGTCACAACTGCCGCATCAATCTCGCTGATTGCAAGTGTTCCTGTTTTCTTATCTACCCAACTTGTTCCGTCCCATTGTCGAAGTAGATTATCTTTGTCAGCTACAAACCACATATCTCCAATTGCGGATGCAATAGGGACATTGGTAGATACGTTGTAGAATACTTTATTCTTTCCATTGGCTGCGGTCTGTGCCGTAAATGCCGATGATTCAGCCGTTTCAGCTGCTAACTGTGCATTAATTGCGGCAGTCTTTGCATCGTCAATTTCAGAGCCAAGCGATTCAACGATAGAAGCCAACTCGCCAACCGTATAGAAGTCAATTTTTGTCTTGCCATCTCCAATATTGCCAAGCGTTCCTTCAAGACCACCTTGGAATGTTAAGTCCATTTCGCCAACATTCACATAGAACGTGTTTGATGTAGACTCGTCAATCCACTCGATAATCTTGATATTGTCGCCTAACTCTATGGCAGGATTGCCAATCCATTTGATGCTATACGAGCGAATCGGAAGTCCGTTCACATAGGAGAGAACATTAGCAGCCGTTCCGCTTGTGATGTATGGCGATGTAGCAGCCAATTTCACACCTGTGGTTACTGTACCGCTTGAGAATGACGTCTTTCCATCGCTTACTGCAACTGCTTGAATGGTCTGGTCGATATCTTCACGAGTCAAGTTAAAATATTGGTCGCCATCAATAACCTGCTTCGGTGTCGTTGAAGGTGATGTTGGACTAACTTTAATCTGGAACGCACCAGAACGGTCTACATAAGCAAATCCGCCCATTATCGTTGCGATATACCCCAATACTTGTCGCTTCGTCCTGTTTTTCAATACAGGCAACGTTAAGCTTGTCAGATGTGAAGGAAGCGTTATTCCATGCGACAAGCCTGTCATGATGTGTGTTAGAATTGCACTCGCCGATGTGGAAGTCGATGTAAACGCTGCTTCGAGTTTCACCATGCGATCATGACACTTGAGTGTTGTAGTTGTCAGCGTTTTAGCCGTTTCCTCGACTACGAAGATGCCCATTGGCACATATTCATAAGTGCCTGCCCCATCAATGTCTACACCAATGAAAGCTTGAACAGTCGCATTGTCGAATGAAGTCGAAACATCCTTTAATTGCACTTCGAGATAAGCGGACGGTGTTTGTCCAATCTCAAACTTGTTCCCAATTACACCATGATTGTACTTAATGCCAATCAAGTTATCATTCGTGCTTGAGTATGTCACACCATTTACAGTTACATATGCTCTTAAGTCACGTTGTGGCGAAGAAATAGCCGTTTTGAAGGCAGTTGACGTTGAATACATAGAATCAACCTACCTTTCTTCTAACGTGAGCGACAAGCCGTCCCAATAGCCGAGTAGACTATTAAACATCGGTGTCGAACGTGACTTCACGAAGAATACACGCTTGATGTCGCCTGTAATATATGGGTCTGGGTACTCGATAACGATGAAACCTTTTGGCACGTTGTATGTCGCATAGCCATATATGTTCGATACGGTAAACGCTGCATCTGAATTGAAGTGATTGATAAGCGTAGCCATATCGGCACGATTCATCGCATCCCACGCAATATCAATGGTGCGAAGTCTTGGGCGAATACGATCACGAATCATCGTGCCTGATGCCGTTCGTCTACTCTTTTCGCCTTCTAAGTCATCGGAATCTACCTTGAATGTCTTTGGTGCTTTCAATGCGATGCCGTTTGGATAGTTAGCGTTATAAATTGTGTATGCCATTTGCTCACCCCTAGATTGTCAGAAGTGTGCGACCACTTTGACGTTGTAGTCTATTAATGCCGTTAAGTGCTACTCGTGCGATTTCGAGTTCGCCAACTTGAATGACGATGTCGCCTTGTCCCATTGAGCCGTTTAACTTGCTAGCGAGTTGGTCAATCCATTGTGTGTTGTTTTCAAGCGGCATAACCGCCTCTTTCCCTTGCTCACCAACCATTGCAAGCGTTGGCTCATTTACAACTCCGCCTTGTGCCAACATTGGAATCTTTCCAAGATTTACGGTAGGCATTTTAGGAATTTTAAATTCTTTTCCACCAAAACCAGGCACCCATTTTGGAATTTTTATTGATGGAATCAGATTAATGACTTTAACAAAACCGTTGATCATCTTCTCTGTTGCACCTATTACTCCGTTGATAAAACCGAGAATGCCATTTACCGGTCCACGAATTGCATTTTTGATTCCGCCCCATGCAATTTTTGCGTATTTTGTAACAGTGTCCCAATTTTTGTATAACAAGACACCAACTGCCACAACCGCAGCAATCGCAAGCACTACGATTCCAATTGGCGATGTGACAAAAGCCATAACCGCACCGAAGGCCGTTGCAGCTGCAGTTGCAATTGTCGTGACTGTTGTCCATATTCCTGTTGCAATCGCTGCTGCATTAATCGCAAGCGAATATAAGCCAAATACCGCTGCACCTGCACCAAGTCCAATTAAAATAGGTTCAATAACTGCCCAATTTTCTTCAAAATACTTAGTCAAATCTTTTACTGCATCAATTACAGTTCCGATTACAACTCCGAGAATGTCAATCGCAACCGAAACCACATCAACCGATGTTTTAATGACTGCTTCAATCTCTGGCATATGTGCGGAAACCCAATCCATTAGCGATTGGAACATCGGCATTAACTCAACGCCAATTTTGTTGACTACTCCGCCAAACATTTGTTGCATCTTGTCTAATGTGTCGCCAAATTGGTCACCTGCATCGATTGCATCTTTTCCTAGTACAAGCCCCAAACTATGTGCTTCTGCACTCATTTTGGCAAGTCCATCAGCACCACCAGCAACAAGCGGTTGAATCTCCGAAAAGCTACCACCGAATATTTTCATTCCAAGTGCATTGCGTTCGGACTCATTTGTCATAGCTGCTAACTTTTGCAAAGTTTGGTCGAATACAGCTTGAGAGGAAAGCAAATTTCCTTTTGAGTCTTTTGTAGACACTCCCAACCTACTAAATGCCAAGCCCATACCTTTTGTAGTGTCAGTTGCTGCGCCCATGCTCTTTTGCATCTTCATAGCAGCATTTTGGACTGTATCGAAGTTTACTCCTGCTTGCCCTGCTGCATATTGTAATTCCTGCAATCGGTCTGTACTTAAGCCAGTGCGAACCGACATATCGTTGATTTTACTCGTAGACTCACTGACCTTGTTAGCTAAAGCAAACAAACCGCCAGCGGCGGCTGCACCAGCGGCGGCAATGGCAGTTCCCATTTTAGCGGCAGTTCCAATCATTCCACCAAGCGACACGCCCGTCCCCTTCGCTTTATCGTCTACTTTTGCGAGAGATTCAGACGCGTCATCTTCTACTAAAATTCGTCCAAACAGTTTAAATATTTCCATGTTCTCACCCCTTCATCAATGCGGCGATTCCTTCTAATTCTGAAAGTAGATCGTGCGTGCTTCTTTGGTCTACTTCTCCTTTAGACATTTCATAAAATTCGTTAAATGGCACAAAGTTTTCTTTTGTCATATGCGGATATACTGTGAGCCATTGCTCCCATGATCTCTGCTCATTTTGACGTTCGACTGCATGTTTGATTGCTCTAATTACGAAGTCGAATGGCATTGTCATGATATGGTTTATGTCAAAACTTTTTGACAAAATTGCATACCATTCCACATCATCCAACGCCATGCTTATTTCAAAAAATCCGACACGCCTTCTTGAGCTAGTAAATTGGAAATTTGCTCAAATAGTGTTTTCGGAGATTGATTTTCCACTTCTTCAATTGTCATGCCTTCTAGTTCTGCGATAAGCGACACAATTTCATCTTGTGCTAAATCTAGACTAGAAATAATGTTAATGGCAAAATCAGCGCCAATTTGTTGTTGCGATTTTCTGACGCCACTCTCGTCTACTACCTTAATTTTAATACCCATTTTTCTAACGATTTTTGATACTTTGAACAAGTCTAATGCAGTTAGTTTTCGCATAATTGCCTCCTAATAAAAAAGAGGAGTCCTAAGACTCCCCGATTATGGTGTACCCAAGTATTTAATAGACCAAGGTTCAGTTGTACGAGCGGATTCAAGGTAAGTACCTGTGAATGTAATCTCTGGAACAACTTCCTCTTTGTCAATTAGATCCCAATCAATGTTTTCTAGATTGATTGCGTTTTGCAATTCAATTGTAACGGAACGACCACCTTTGGTTTTACCAACCCAAGTGATTGTTGCGTTATAGTCGGCATCTGCAACGTCAGCGTTAGCCGAAATCGTATCAAGTGTTGTTGCACCTGTTCCAGATGTTGTTTTACCAACCGCTGGGTACATTTTCACAACGTTTGCAGGTAACAATTCCAACGCTTTTAGCGAAAGTTTTGCCACCGACTTAACTTTAACAATTCGACCCTTAACTGGACCTAAATCGCCATCTGCTTCGATTTGACGATATTCACGCTCAACGCTGAATTTACCGCCACCACGAGTTAATGCGATTGCAGTTCCGCCAATGGAAAATACGCCAGCACCTAAAACGATATCATTTGGAGCGCCCATTTATTAACCCCCTTCGTGAGTCCTAATTTGATATATTAACTTTCTTCGTCTTAATCTTGAGTCATCATCAGTCATAGACATCCGATTTTCACGATAAAACGTGCAACCAAGTCCGTTGCTCATTACAGTTAAGCGATGTAGTCCGTTGTCAATATTGCTTGCTAGCGTTTCAAGTGAAGTAGTATCGGATTCATCGTCCCAAACATCAATGTCTAGTACGAATCGTTCCATAGCACCATCATCAATTGAATTTGGCAGCTCATATACAACAAATGGATATGTCGCATTGTCTGGAGCAACTTGAAAGTACACTCGAGCGTGTTTTGATTTGAGATAGGTCTGAATCACTTTACGAAGTTCAATCATTTTGTCCATCTTCAAACTCTACCTCCTCATCAATTAGTCCGAGTGCCTTATTCTCGTCTGCAATTGTGGACAAATACTGCCCTTGTATTCTTCGAATTTCATCGATGTTATTAAATACCGTATCTCGTAAGACACTTCTTTTAGGTTGATTTCGTGTGCCAAGTTCTTGATCCACACCATACCAAGTATCGTGTTTAATCCCTACAACCAAATCGCCTTCACGCTTACGGTTCCAATACTGAAAAGCATTAGGTGGACGCTTGTTTTTGAAACTTTTCATACCTGGTAAAGCACGAATATGTTCCATAGCTCTGCGTCTGATTAGATTTCCAGCATCACGAAGCGCTGCACGAATTAGTTCAGTGATTAAATACTGTGCTTGATCAACTTTAGAAACGTATTCAACACCGTTTTTTTTGATTTTTATGGCTTTTGGAAGTGGCATTATCCCACCGCCAATCCAGTACAAATCAATTCAACCGTTTCATCATTCTTCGAATAGGTCCGCATGATTTGATAGGTTTTACCTTCATAAATAAGTTTTTGCTGACCGTCATAATCGAGCGAATTAATCTCAAACATTAGTTCAGGTTTAAGACCATGAGCCATCGCTTGGTAAAATTCACTTTGTCGAATAGACTTCTTGTTCGCAAACACTTCATTTGTGTTAAAAGACTCTACCATATCTCCAATATCATTCTCTGATTCAGTTACAGTTACTAAATTAATGACATCTCGCCAAAACATATTACACCGCCTCTACTGTGTATTCACTAGTAAGGGTAAGGTGTTCTTTTAACGATTTGTATGCCATGTGATAGCGTTCTGCATCTGGATTATCGAATCCATTGAATGCTTTGCAGTAGAAGATGATGGATTGTCGCACAAGCGCATCGGTATCATCATTCGCCTTAGTCGAAAGAATACCCGACAAGATTAGATCCTGTCGGGCAACTTCAATGAGGTCTATGATTTCGCTATCGAGTGCATTGTGCTTGATGCGTAATGCCATTTTGACAACATCAAGCATGAGTCATCACCCTTTTCGACGACTTGATTTCTTTTCTTGTACGACTACTTCAGTAGTTTCGTCATTTAGCGCTTGAGCATCTTCTACAACGACTTCATCAGTCGCTACATCGGATATATCCGCAGATAAATAACCAAGCTCAACCAACTCAGAAACACGAATTTCTTCGCCTTCATAAATGTCGTTTACACGAAAAGACGCGCCGCTGTCTTTATCAACGAACGCGTCAATCACTGTGGATTTTTTAGCCATGGTTTATAACCTCCTTAGCGATTAAACCGCCGCTACTTTCTTCACGCGCAAGAAGCCGTTTTTCGCAGAAACGTTACCGCCAGCAAACACAGAACCTTTATGAGCAATCATGCCTGTGCTGAATTTGAAGTCCGTGGAACGTTGAACCTCAACCTCAGAGAATACTGCCATTGTGTAGTTAGACAATGGACCATATGCCATTGTGTATTGACCAACAGCTGTGCCTGCGTCAGATACCGCTTTTGCAGCACCAACAATCATGTACTCAGTACCATCGATAGTACCTGTGTTGCCGTTGTTGACAATCTCGTGGTACTTCTTACCGTCAGTTGTGCGAAGTTTAGCGAATGCTTTTAAGTCTTTCTTGCTTAAAAGAAGTACCGCTGCATCTTCAACATCTTCATCTCCACCGTAGTTGTAGATGATATCTTCAAGTGTAGAAGTAGTGATTGCAGAAATGCCAAGGTCAGTTGCAGCGTCGATAGCAGTAGCGCCATCATCGAAAATACCTACAAATTGGTTAGTACCACCAGCACCGCTTAAGATTTCGCGTACAATTTTACGACGCAAGGATGTGCGGATTCCACCAACAATCGCAGTATCGTAGTCAGCTGCTGCCAATTTCATAACTTCTTCGGACTCTTCAGAGTAAGCAGTGATTTTAGCTTTTGCAATTGTCGCATAACCGAATGTTGTGTCAGCCGTTGCGTATGCTTCGCCCTCAGCTTTATAGTCACCATCAGCAGAACCTAGCAAATAAGCTTGCTTAAAAGATTCGCCGCCTGGTAACATCACAACTTTAACGCGATCAACTAGAGAAGATACTTGGTTGAACGTTGGGTTAATTGTGTCGGACTCGTGAGTCGCCAATAACACGTTGGAGGATCCAACAGTTACCGCATTGTTCATTTTTAATTTTTCGCCACGTGCTGCTTTTACATCCAATACTTCGTTTTTCATTTCTGTTTCATCTCCCATCAAGTTTAGAATAGTTTGGTCAACGACCGGATTGTCTTTCAACGCACGCATATTTGCTTGCGCCTTTGCAAAGGATTCAAAGTTTTTGTCCAATGCTTCAACTTCAGTTGCAACCGTTTCGGATTGCTCAACCTCTCCTTGCTCAAGTAACTCTTCAGCTTGTGCAAGTAGCTCTTGGCGCTTTGCCAAATATTGCTCTTTAGTCATGTTTTTGTTCCCCTTTCAATTTGAGAAGTTTTAATTTTGCTCGGTGTTTAGAAATTGCCTCGTCTTGGTGGTTTTGTTCGTCACCATTGGAAGTAGCCTCAATCACTTGAGCATTTTGTTGAATTTGTTCTGGTGTGTTGTTGAATTTCAACTCACCAGTGTATGCCACGGCTTCAATTGCCGGAGATACCTCAATGTTTTTGAAGTATTGCGATGCTTGATCGCCAGTCAACCAAGTTTCCTCATTAACCATCTTCTTGATTGCTTTAACATCTATGCCTTCTGCAAGGTTATCCTCATAAACATTCAGAATTCCTTGCTCGATAGTGTCTAACGTATCGGCAGTTTTTCTGAATTCATTTGCATCACCCATCGCAATCGTCCATGGCTTGTGGATCATGAAGTAAGCGTTGGAAGGGATGATAACCTTATCACCAGCGAGTGCGATTACCGAAGCAATCGAGGCTGCTAAACCATCAACGTAAACTGTTTTGTTTCCTTGGTGGCGCTTCAACATGTTGTAAATTGCCATGCCAGCGAAAACAGAACCGCCGCCACTATTCATGTAGATGTTTAGGTTTTTTCCTTTTGCATCGTCCAAGAATTTCTTTACTGCATCTGGGTATTGATCTTCTTCATACCAAGACATCGATGAAACGATATCTCCGTAGAAATACAAATCAGCAGATGTGTCAGTAGCGTTCTTGATTTGAAGGAATTCAGTGAGATTCTCTTTCGCTCTATTCAGCATTGTTATCACCTCCTTCTGTTAATTGTGCAGTCACAACTGCCGTATCTAATCGACGGATTGGCTTGTCGCCACCTTCAATTGGCGCCATGTTCATACGTTCACGCCATTCATCAGGTGTCATCATTCCACGGTCAACCGCACCGAATAATTCAATCATCGTTTTCAGTGTTGCAAACTGTAAGCTGGACGCTTCAAAAACGATTTCATTCCCATTACCGCGTTCTCTACGAGAAAAAATCTTTCTAGTAAATTCCGCTTTGCATAATCTTGCAAACGGTTCTACCTTGCTCTCGAAATAAGAAATTTTCTCTTCTTCACTTGCGCTAGAATCAACTATTTTCTCGTTCGTATTCAAATATCTGTATAGTCGGTCTGTCGCTAGTTTCATTTGAGAGGTATTAGGAACAAACTGATCGTTTTTCACTTGCTCTAGCTCATACCTCGGATCAACTGACGCTGCGCCACCATCGTTATTGATGGAAAGATAATTGCTGGTAAACTTTTTAATTTGCTTTGCAATCTCTTCGTCGGGAAGTACGCTCTTAAACTTAAGCAACCATTTCAAAACGGCTGAATTTCTAACGGCATTTACAATGCTTTGGTCTGTGGCAACAATGATTTCCATTAGTGGCTCAAGCGCTTTGCCAGGATGACTTCCAAACACATCATCATCAAAGTAATCATTACCGAGATGAATGATGTCGGTACCTAATGCAGTTAACTTACTTCCGTTTTTGAACTGAAACTCATAAAAATGTCTACCTTGCTTGTCATGAATGGACTTTGCGGATTGTGCAAAGACGGGATAGATTTGTGATGCATACCCGAATTCGTCACGAACAATTAATGCAAATGCATTATTGTTAAGTTCAAATTGATTTGCCAATTTTTCAAGCATTACTTGCATAGACATGTAAGGATTTGGCTCTTCTAACAAGAAACGAATATATGGTTCCGGATTAATTTTCAATCCAGATTCATTTTTTCGAATATGTTTTGGCACAAGAGATCCAACAGACTTTGCAAATGGTCGGACTGCCGAACGGATAATATCTGATTGATATAACTTTCCATTCCAAGAATAGAATCCGGCACCATTATCAGTAATCAACTGAACAGTCATTCCTTTGTTTGCTGATGCATTCCGAAATCTATCGAATAAACCCATTCATTCACCCCCTAATCATGTTGAGATAGTCATTCTTTTTATCTTGCAATACTACAAACGCATCAAGTAATGCGGATGTGCCGTCAATTCTCTTCCTCTGATTATTAGTCTTGGAAGGTTGGATATTCAGATTCTTATCAATGTCGATTGATGTATTTGATAAGCACCATTTATCGATTGGATTGTTGTTGTAGTTAACTCTTTTTGCTTCAAGGTCTGCGCCAAGTTGGTACATTGGTCCAGATAACGTTCGTTTGCCTTGATAAATCGGTATCATCGCTTCTCCTCCAAAATAGCCTTTCATTTCTTCAACCCAATATTCTGCGGACCACGCGTCATAACCAATCCATGGCAAGTAGATACCATACTCATTTCGCAACTCAAGGAACCATTCTGTTACAAACCTTGGATGTATCGTGTTACCTGGTGTCGTTCGTAGTAAACCTTGCATATGCCATAGGTCATACGGGATTGAATCCTCTTTTGAGCGCTGCTCTAGCAAGTCCTCTGGAAGCCAATACATTGAGATGACATAGATGTTTGGATTATCAGGCAACATAAAAAGGACTTTAGCCGCAGTAAGGTCGGTTGTCTTTGACAAGTCAGTTCCACCGATTCCATACGTTGGTTTTAAGTCCTCTAGCGAGTATGTGCTTGTATTGTTGAGTTGCTCAAATGTCAGCCATGCTTCTGAAGATGTTTCTCTTATATTGAAATCCTTCGTAAGAAGGTTTTTCACAAGTAATGGATTCTTCTTCGCTTTTTCAACCTTGCTTCTTAATGAATCAATGCTCTTAATTGTTTCAATTCCAGGATTAGCCTTCTTCCAACAATTCTCGTCTACCCACTCTTTACGATTATCCAATTCATAGATAATTGGGAAGTAGCGATGATCGTCTGGCTTGCCTTTATCTTCGATTTGATTGATGTGTTGCTCGGCTTCTGTATATTTCAAATCATATACAGACTCACGAACAGTACCTGCTGTTGTGATCATGATGATTGCTGGCTGGTCACGAGCTGGAGTTCCGTCAACGATTACATCGTAAAGGTTTTTATCTTTCCAAGCGTGTATCTCATCAAGCAATGCACCATGCACGTTTAGTCCGTCTAGTGTGTCCGAGTCGGACCCGACAAACTTGAAGATACTGTCATTCACTTCGCTACTCATTTCAGCAACGAGCGTTTTTATTCGCTTCTTCAATGCAGGTGATTTGTTCACCATGCGTTTTGCTTCAATCCACACTAGCTTTGCTTGGTCTTTCTTTGTAGCTACTGCGTAAATCTCGGCACCAGGTTCACCATCTGCAATTTGAAGATATAGACCAATGCCGGAGGCTATTGTCGATTTCCCGTTTTTACGAGCAACCACAAGGAACGCTTCTCGGTGCTTACGTGTTTCGTCAATCTTGTGTATGAAACCAAAGAATCCAGCGATGAACGCTTTCTGCCATAGTTCCAATTCGATTGGTCGTCCTCCCCATTTTCCCTTAGAGTGTTTACAGTAATTCTCTATAAACTCTATCGCATGGTTTGCACGAATGTTGCTATATTCAAATTCGCTATCCGCATTATCATGAATGAGCGAAACTAAATATCGATATTGAATCTTAACCTTGTGCGAAACAATCTCTCGTCCGCTTTCAATCTCTTGCCAATATTCAAGAATCGGATTATATGCTAAAGGATATTGAATCTTCATCGTTTAGCGACGAAATCATCGAATCCGTCGTCATCTTCTTTAGGCTGCTCTTTTGGCAAGAGTTTTGCTAGGTCGTTAATGATTCCTTGGTAAGCTTTCGCCCACGTTGTATATAGACGAGCAACAGGTCGCTCTCTTTCATATGGTTCAGTCGTCGGCGATTGGCTGAATAGTTCAACATAACCGCCACGATCTAAATCAATCTCGTAATCTTCTAACGCAATTCGCATATTAGCCGCTCGACGAATAAGTCCGTCAACGACTTTTAATACATCGTCCGGTAGATTCTTATAAATATCGCGTAATCGCTTTTCCTCTTTCGTTATCCTGCTTTCTCTTGATAGCGCAGGCTTAATCGGTGTTACTTTCGGTTTTTTTGCTGGCACTTTAGCCATATTAATCACCTTCTGTTCGGTAGGGGGGTCTGCAAAACTTCCTGTGTGTTTTTCGAAAGTCCCCCAACGGTCCCGAGCCGTTTATATTGCCCAATTTTTATGGGGGGGATTAAACTTTTACCAATTGTCCATTCGAATCAAACATCAATCCATCTTCGACTACCTCATGTTTACTGCCATGATGTTCCTTGTTGTGGCAATCATGACAAACGTATTCAAGGTTATCGTGATTCAATGTAATGCTTGGGTCGTTGATGTTCTGCTCTGTTATGTATATCTTATGATGGACAATGAATCCAAGTGTTCCGTCTTTACATCGCTCACACAGATGATGGACGCTCTTGATGTAACTCTCTCTACATTTGAGCCATGCTGCTGACTTATAAAAGGATTTGGCAAACTCTTGCGCCATTCTGTTCACTCCAATAAAAAATTCGCTATAACACCCCGCCACTGTCTGTCACTGCGATCCACGTCGCATTGATAGCGATAACCCCAAATACTCCAACAAAAAAGACACCAACACCGGAGGAAAGTGTTGATGCCTTAACGATTAACATATTTGTTGATACTTACATATTATCACGGTTTTACCTATCAAAAGTCGCATGATAGTCGCATTTAATTTATTTATCGCTTGTTTTTATAAAAGCTTCACCGATTGGAATTGTATTGTCCTTCACTACACTGTAACCATATAATTTGTGAACGACTTCTTTTCTCTTTCCATTTGAGTCTAATATAGTTTCATCGTATTTGATTATTCCTTTTGATAACTCATCAAGTGTATGACTATGTAAAGAAATAGAATCAATGTTTTTCCCGCACTTTATGCAA